TGACTCGTTCATCATGCTGCCGTTCTCTTCCTCCTGCGCGTCGGCTTTGTCCCGGCTTTTGCTGAACTCCGCCAGCATTTTATCCAGGGTGCCGCCGTCCATTTTCAGCTGATCGCTGAACAGGTAGCGCATGAACGTGTCATTTTCCGCCAACTTGTTGTTGGCCTGCTGCGCGTCCATGACCTGCACCATGAGCGTAATGAAGTTCGCGCGCGCGTCCATTTCACGACTTTCTTCTTCCTGAATCGCCGTATTCATGGAGTTAAACTGCACAACGTAGGGCCGATCGTTTACCGGGTAAACCATGCCGTACTTGAACGCCAGGTGAATATCTATGAGCCGGTAAATCATCTCCTGCCCGCCCTGGCGCAGCCACTGCGCCCGCAGCGCCGCCTGAATAGCCGTCTGAATCCAGCCGCCTTCCCCCAGTCCGCCTGCCATCTGATCCGCCCAGCCCAGCATCGTCGAATCAATGCCGAGCGCGGCGCACAGCTGGCGCAGGTGAAACATCACGTCCTCAATGCTGGTAATGTCCGCGGGTATCGACTGCGTATCAATCGTAATGCCGTTTTTACCGTCGCCCATTACCGGGATCACATGGTTCATCACGGTAGGCATGGTGTTCCCGTTCACCGCCTTTTTCTGCAGCGCCTCGCCGTGGCGTTTGAGCGTCTGCGATACGGTGCGGGTGTAGTTGGCGCCCACAACCGGATCGAGCGAGTTGGTGGTGAGCGCAATCAGGCGGTCAACTTTGGCGGCGTTGTAGCGCGTGGCCTTCAGCGCATTCAGCGCGCCCGTCAGATTGAGGAACGGCTCGTAGGCGTGCGCGAGGAAGCTGGTTCCGTAATTCTGCATCTCCGCGACTTTCTTATACTCCTTTCTTATACTCCTCCTCACTCAGCAGCGAATAGCCCCGGTTGCCGGACGTGACCGGCTGCACGTTACGCGTGGGTGTCCAGTACGAGTTTTTCATGGGTGCCAGAGACCACGGCGAGGAAAGCGTGCGCGTATGCGTATCGGGTGACAGCACGTAATCCCCGCCGAAGCCCACCAGCTGATCGCCCTTATAAAATTCCTGCACGAAGTAGGGCAGCGAGTAATAGCTGTTTTCCAGGCTGGTGATCCCGTTGCCGGTCCAGGCATAAGGACGCACGTAGGCGACGCCAAAAATCGCCATCGTCATGGCCAGCGACGGCAAATGTTTATTGATCATCGCGGCCAAATCATCCTGCAGCTCTTTTGCCCGCGCCGCGCCTTCTTTATCCGACGGGTCAACCGGAGCGATGCAGAACGCCAGCCCGGTCTTTTTGTCCGACGCGAGCGCGTGGCCGATGTGGTTATTCAGCACGGCGGAGCAGATCGGACTGTTGGCCATTTCCTCAAGAATGGCGTAGCGCTGCAGCCGGCCCAGCGGCATCTCTGCGCCGAGGTACAGGCTGTCGCCGGCCGTGGTCATTTCACCCGCCTTACCCTCCTGATACGCCAGTGCAGCCAGCCCGGAACGGGACACCACGACGTTTTGCCCGTTACTACACGGCAAACTTTCAGGCGCGTCAGCATCTGCGCCCCGGAATGCCTGCCTGAGCGCGCTCAGTACGGAAAGCGCTTTATTTTTCTTAGCCAAAATATACCTATGAAAAACATTAACAATTTAGAATGGTAAGTGAATTATCTTTATGCAATCTGTAGATAAGGATGATTGGTGGTAAACTCAGCAAATAAGGCCATGCAGGAGGCGGGGACGGTCGAAGATCTGATCCGCCTGGTGATGCGTCTGCACAAACAGCGAACCGTTGTGGCGTTTGGCGTGACAAAACGGGAAGGGGTAAGCCTGCAGCGCGAGCGCCGCACCGCAAATGATAATGCGGTGAGCCTGCTTAACTCGCTGCCGGCGGGTTTTGACGGGAACAAACTCACTGATGAAAAGCGCCGGATTCTGGCCGGGTACAGCGGCGAGGGCGGTCTGGAGGGTGGCGGCCGGCAGTCAGTACGAATATTACACCCCGCCGTTTATGGCGGAGGGAATATGGGATCTGTTTGCGGACTACGGCATTACCGGCGGTCACATGCTGGAGCCGTCCGCCGGCACGGGCGTGTTTCAGGAAACCAAGCCCGCCGGCGCGATGATGACGTCCGCTGAGATCTCCGACACGTCAGGACGCATTAACCAGCTGCTGCTCCCGGAAGATGACGTGCGTATGGGCGTGTTTGAGAAGCTGGCCGCGTCGGTACGGGACAACAGCTATGATCACGCCGTCGGCAACGTGCCGTTTGGCGACTCACGCACAAGCTTTGCCGAGCTCGATCCGGCCTACCGGGATGAAACCAACGTCGGGCATTACTTCGTGATGCGCACCATCGACAAGGTGAAATACGGCGGGCTGGTGGTGCTGGTGATGCCAAACGGCATGACCGACGGCGGCGGCGCCAGTAAAAAGCTGCGCGATCGCGTCTCCCGCGTGGCGGAGTTCCTAGGCGCGCACCGCATGCCGTCCGGCACGTTTGCCGAGGGCGGTACCGCCACGGTGGTGGATGTGTGGGTGCTGCGAAAGCACACCGAGGCGCTGACGCAGCTGGTGCATGACAGCGATGAACCGTCGCTTGAGGCGGCAAGCGTACTGTAGCCAACGTTTATCCAGGGCAAGTGGTTTGAAACCGAGGGGCGGCGCTTCGTTCACGGCGAAACCGAGCGATCTGACTTCAATAACATCCTGGTGGTAAAAAAGATGGCCAGCTGACCAATGCGGCCATGAAAGCCGCGCTGTCGCGCCGCTTTGACAGCCGCATCGACTGGGACCGGCTGGGTACGCCTGCTGTCGTGTGGCAGTCGCCGGTAGAGGGCGATAAGCGGCTGATGGCTAGCGTCTGGCACACCTACGATGGCACGCGGTTTGTTAAGGATTCCACCACGGCATCGAGCGGAATCGACGCGAAGCGGTTCGGTGCCGCCACGTTTGGCGACCTGCAGACGAAAACGCGCACGATTAATGGCATGCTCTCGTTGGACAGTCGCGCCCTGTACGCGGCCATCCGGTTTGCGATGCAGCAGAAGCCAGGCCACCGCTGGCGCGTTATGCGCGCGTCCATCATCAGCCTGCGCATCAACGACGCACTCGATACGCAGATGCTGGGCGGCGACGCCAGCGGCATTATCGCTGACGCCGCGCGCCTGGTGAGTGAGGAAGTTGGGCAGTGCGGCACGCCGAAAGGCCTGAAGCTGGCCGGTCTCTCTGATGCGAGCGCCAAAGGCTGGCTGAGTTTTCAGGCCAACGTCAGCCGCAAAGGGGATTTGTCCGCGCTGCTGAGCGGGACCATTGACCGCAGAGAAGCGGTGGCGGTGGACTTTGCCAGCCCGGAGCAGGTGGTATCGCACCTTTTCAGCGATGTGGATCTGGTACCGGTGGCGCTGGCCGCTTTCCGCGCCGCGTTCAAAGGCGAGCTGCCGGAAGATGACGAGGCGCTGCTGGCGCACCTGGCGACCTTCCCGGAGATTGCGTTCGACGGTAACGGCAACATCATGCCGCTGGCGCGCGCCACAACCGGCAACGTGCGCGGCAAGGTGTCCCGCCTGGCGCGCTGATTAACGACGCGCCGGATGGGCCGGTTAAGGCTAACTACGTTCGCCAGCTGGAAACGATCAACGAGAAGCGCAACTACACGCCGATTCAAGATATTACGGTCAACTTTAACGTACGCTGGCTGGATCGCCGGCTGATCAAAGAGTTCCTGATAGACCAGGGCTTTGATGGCTTCAAGTACACGCAGTATCTGGAAAACGAAAACGGCTAACTGACTGCGGAGGATAATTACGCGGGGAAAGACGGCGTATTTTCCGGCTATCAGGTGCGCTCCGTCACTGGCAAAGGTGGCGTGGCTGAATTTAAGCGCGCCAGCTACAAAGACGGCTTCTACAACCAGCTGGAAAACTACCTGAAAGGCGTGAAGCCGCGCGGCGTGAACGCCAATGTCTACCTGAAGCGCAGGCGCACCGAAGAAGCGTTTGTCGCGTATTATCTGGAAAACGTGGTGAAGCGCGCCGGCAGCGCCCGCTTTGCGTATCGCGCGTTCGGCCCGTAGTGGCCTGCAACCAAGCTGCTTTTACTGGAAAACGCTATTACTAAATTCGGGCAGGTAGTCGAAAGCGACGTTGCCGAAATATACTTGCTCCCCCGGCCAGCTCTGACGATAGTGGCAGCGCACCTGTACGCTGACGATCGCACGGAGAACGACGCGGTATACAGTGCAAACCACCTGCTGCCCGTTACGCCGTCAGCAGACGATACGGAGCCGTATTTGTACGTCAGCTATGACGAGTCCATAGAAAAACGAAGAATTTAGGAGCCGCCGTGCCACGAATCAACAAGCACATTAAGCAAGAGGAAATCGAGCAGTATGTCAGCGCAGCGGGAGCACTATTACACTTCAACCGGCCCAAAAACGTGTTTTACGTTTACGCCGAAGGTGACTTTGAGACGTGGGCCTGGGTGATCAATCCGTATACGCAACAGCGCGTAAAAACGCTGCGCGAACTGGATAAACAGAGCTGGTATATCGCACTGGACGACGCTATAAAGCGGCTGAAAGAGGCGCTGTAGACCGCGCAGAAGCGCAGACAGAGCGCCCGCAAGCGCAAAATCAGACGGGGTTACTAAACGATCAACGAATAAACGGAATTATTGGCATGATTGCCGGCGCTGCAGGCAACTATACCGGTGACTATATGGCGCTGCTGAACGTTCTGGAGCACCTGGGATTTGTGGTAACGCATCAGTCACAGACCGCAACAGACTGGGCAGCCACGGTGAGCAAAGGCGCACTGACCATGACCGCCCGCGGGGAATCGCTTAATCATGCTGCCTGTCTGGCCATGCTGAACTGAACGATCTGATACTGCGCAATGAGCAGCTGATAGACGAGGGCATGCTGAAATTCAGGGAAGAGGGCGCGCCGATGGCCGTCGCGCATGTGTGGCTCTCTGACGGCGCAAAAGTAGCGCAAAGCATGGGGAGAGGGAATGCATCTACGCCTCAGCAGAGGCACCATACGACACCCGCTGAACGGCACCGATATGTACGGCGTGCCGGCGCGATTCTTTGACTACGATACGCAGGCGTCCGTAACGCGCATGCCTCAGTTCGTTCTGACCAATACCGAGCAGCTGACAAAGGCTGACTGGATGCCCGTAACCGCCGCTCTGTTGGCAAGCGACTGGAGACTGATTTGATGGAAACGCTAAAACTAAAAGGGCTGGAACTGCTGGGCTGGCGTGCGGATTACTGCAAAGTCACATGCAATAAGTTACTGCCTAAAGGTGAGAAGTAGTCAGTCATGCTGGTATTGTGTTTGAGCTCAGGAATCTGAGTGGTGCAAAGTGTTAGCTAGTTTCGTGCGTTCAATTCTTCAGGCTTGAAAAAACTAATGGTCTGCTATGAGCGAAAAGCGGACATTATGTCCGCGTCTCATTACGATTGATCATTGGGCCGATGCTAAGTTCATAAACCACGCAGGGTGTGTCGTAATGCCGTTCTATAGCTTTGTAAATCATCCCCAGCCGCTGCATTACTTTCTGAGAGGGAATATTTTCAGGATCGGCAACAGCCACTAAATACGTTGCACCTGTCTGCACCGCTGCAAATTCAACAATTGCTTTAGCCGCTTCTGTTGCATAGCCTTTGCCATTGTGTTGCGGCACGAGTCGCCAGCCGATCTCTAAAGGCGCACCCTCAACGTTTGCCAAATGCTGAAGGCACGCTGCGCCAACGATAATCTCAGAAGCCTTTTCTTTAATAGCCCACCACGAATACCCGTAACTCTCCCAACGCGACTGAACACGCCTTATACTTTCCCAGGTCTCTTCGGGTGTTTTAACAATCCCTTTGTTGATATAACGCATCACGCTGGGATCGTTATCCATCATCCTCAAACCCTCGTAGTGTGAGTCATTAAAGGGTTCTAGCATCAAACGTGCAGTTTCTAAATCCATCTGACGTTCCTTTTCTACGTTGAGGGGATTGCATGATGCTCTCTTTACTACTCAATCTATCATGCTGCGAGCAATGTCAGCTACTGGCACATAGCAGACCTTGTAAAACCATCTTGCTGGCCCCCTCCGGCTCCCCGGCGTTGCCGGGTCGTCAGCTCTACTGCGCTAACCAACTGCGCCGGTAAGCTCCGCCGACTTCCTCCGGTGTTCGGGCCGTACGGCTAGGGTCTGATGACAACGGCTAGGTTAGCCGTCAATGTTCGCTATGAGCGAAAAGCGGATGTCAATATCATTGCAACAGGGATGTTATGCCATATTAAAAAATAATATTACGAATTAGCCCTAATCATCTGGTATAAAAAATAAATATCAGTCAAAGGATTGTAGCAAATGTATAGTCATGTCGTTGTTGGTGCCAAAGATATCAATGAATCAAAGAAGTTCTACGATGCTATTTTTAAGTACGTCAAACTAGATGAAAAAGGCTATGACCAGCTGAATCGCCCATTCTATAGGCTAGGAAAGCAACGATTTATCGTCACAATCCCAATTGATGGACAAGATGCAACCTACGCTAATGGCGGAACGATTGGCTTTGAGCTTGCCAGCTCAGAAGACGTTTATGCCTGGCATGCAGCAGGTGTGGCAAATGGTGGTAAATCATCTGAGTCAGAACCTCACGTTCGCCCAGATGGTAAATGCATTGCTTATCTAAGAGACCCGGTTGGAAATAAGCTTTGCGCGTTCTCAATACATATAATTTAACATAAGACTACAGTAACGAAGAGCAGTGTTGAGTGGAAAAGTATTCCTCTACAACTAATTGTTCTAAAGTGACCGTCCAGTTTGCCGATATTAGTTTTTCCATTTACAAATCAGGAAGAAAGATGAACTGGCATAATATGGAGTGTTTTTCAGAGTTTGAAGTAAAGAAGTTGGGATTTTTATTACTGCCGCTGCTTCTGGTTAGCTGCACAAATTTTTCAGCGAAACAGCCTTACCGAACTGAAGATGGGGAGCAACTTCTGATTAGCGCAAATATGCCTAACGGAGTGTTAAAACTATGGGTTAATGAAACTCTCATCGTCAACGAACCCTTTGTAAATCAGGACAAGAGCTTTGCTGCCGCGTTGAATAATGACTTCACCAATGTGTATCTGACTACTTATCAGAACAAGAAGGTGATGGCTCGCTGCAAACGTGAAACTCATGCTTTTTCTAGCCCGGAGCATGAGTGTGATGTCTTTATTAACGGTGAGTACGCTGCAAACCTTTTCCTTCACTGAACAAAATTCCAACTGTTGGCTGGCGGCTTTATCTGAGCCTGCTAGCCACTTATATTAAATATCACAGTGCCTGGCTGCACCCTCTGAGAGGCCATCAGCGCATTTCTGCGGTGTATAATCCGTTTCCAGCACCTTTCCCTATCCCAAACACTAAAAAACGACTATGAAGATTATGGCGCATCTGAATTATTATGCGGCGAGTTTCATTCTCTACTGATTAATGCTCGCAGATGTTAGCCGCTTCTGGACATTATGTCCGCGTCTCATTGCGATTGATCATTGTGCCGATACTATGTTCATAAACTACGTAACGTGTACGGGCCAACGGGCAAGTTTGATTACAGCGTGAATATGAGTAAGGCAGGCACGACGGAAGGAATACGGTTTGAGGATGAAGCCAGGGAACCGTTACCGGATGACCTTTACACTCAGGTTGTCCACCGCTTAGCTCGTGACACTGTAACTAACTGGTCGAATACCGTCAGCCACCTGTTAAAAAGCTATCGCTGACGGAAAAGGACTGGCAGAATCAGCCCTGAATACAAGTTTCTAAAATAGTTTTTAGATAACGCATAAACAAAAGTTAAAAAATACACTTTCTGATTGTACTAATTCCGGATAAATCACGCCGCACAGTGCTATTTACGCTTTGCTTCCTGCCCCGGTAACAGCCTCTAACCTTAACCAGCCTTAAACCAGTTGCACACAAAATAACCCACAGCGTAAAAAATATCTGAATAGGAAAATTCTAAAATTAGCGTTTTGTGATTCCTGCAATTTTAATAGCATTTAGAATTGCATGCATTTTTTAACGGAGCGATACATGGTTAAAAGGGTGAGCAGTATAGAGGTGGCGGATCTGCTGGTTCGCAATCGTGATTATATGACGGTGGTAGAGGTTACCAGGCTGGTGGAAGCAAAGTACCCGCACTTATTAGCCAATCCCGGTATCATCACTATACAGATTACGGCGCTGAAGCTTGTGGCTCTGCAGGGGCTGTGGCGCGACCTTTGCCTCTGGTGCAGGCGCAGGCTGTACGTTTAACTCCGGCAGCTCTGGCACATCTTCACACATAACGATGTTAATCAGGCTCAGCAGGCGCTTCATACGGTCGCGCTGGTTCATCTTGATGAACTTTTTGCCGTCAGTCGTCTGTATTAGCTCAATGAGGGTGCTAAGCCCCATTTCATCCACTGCGTACCCGTTGCGCACTATGCGCGCCGGATAGTTACGCTTATAGCGATAGTCACGTTTCCGGAACCCACGTCCACTTCTACAAAAACTGATTTATTATTAGTTATTTAATTGCCAAATGGTTGGTTTATCATTTAAATCGAGACATAAAAGTAACACAGGTTTAAAAAAAAGTTTCTCAGCATCTGACAAATTCAGATGCGTTTGCGCGCTTCGTGATCATTATTGTAATAACTGCAAAATACAGACCCCTTACCATCCCGGTTTATTGGCTTCATTTGAACGATAAACCATGTCCAAAGTTAACTGGGATGACCACAGAAGGGCTTTCATTGCGCAGTAGGCCGAAAGCGGGATAACCGTCAAAGAGTACTGCGAGTTCTATAGCCTGCCATTCAACACGCCCCGCCGGGAGCTGAACGGTAAAGTGCTGGCCGCAATGGGTGATCAAAGTGGTGATCACAATCATGATCATCCAGGTGATCACGCTTCTGATCATCAAAATGATCACACCAGAAAAGACGACCTCACCATACGCCGCAACGGGCGAAAACTCAGGCACAGCGCGGCTTTGGACGGGGTTCTGGAACCACGCGCTGACGCAGCGCCGCAGCCTGGCGGGAAGAAAAAGCCCAATGCTTCACATGCCAAAAAGATCATAAATGACGGTGATCAAAGTGACGGGCGCCCGAAGCACACCGCAAAGCCCCGTGGCGAGGGTAAACCCTTTGAAGAAGGCCATGAAACTAAGCTGGTCGCCAACCGGCGCGCCTACCCGCGGCCGCAGGACTATGAGACGGCATTGGAGGTGCCAGCGCCATGACGGCGCTGTTTGACTCGCTGGCACACATGAACCTGCTCAAGCGCACCACAGCGCGTGCGGTGGAGCTATTTGAGCTTGAGGCCGACAACATGGCCAGCGGCAAAAAAAGGGACGAAGGAGACGACGGCGGCGGCGGCGGCGGGCCACATCCCATCCTGAAAATGACCAAGCTGATGATCGAAGTGGGCTATCTGGTTAATGACCACGCCTCACGGGTAGCGGCGATCGCCGGCAGTACCGATAAGAACCGGCGCGACAATGAGAAGCATGCGCTGACACATAACGCCGGCGAGGTTATCAGCCGCGCCTACCAGCTGCGCGAGACGGAGGACTGGGATCTGCTGCAGACGGCAGAATACATCGAGCGCCACGGCATCAAACTGCCTGAGTCACTCTCCAGACGTCTCAAAAACGAGCTGAAGAACGCCGAGCCGCCGGTAGATGAAAGCAGTCAGGTCAGCGAGGCGGAGCTGGAGCTGGAGCTGGAGGCGCAGGAGTATCGCCGGCAGCAGGCCGCGTCCGCTGCCTTTGTTGAGGCGCGACTCGCTGGAGTTCATGGTGAAGGTGCTGGGGCGCTTCCCGCGCAACATCAGCGGCTATCTGCTGGGACACGTACTGCTTTATCTTCCTGACAGGTTACCGCCCTGCAGAGGCAGAGATTGACGAACGCATGGCGGACTTTGCGGAGAGCAAACTCAAAGAGCTGGGGAAGCTGGACGCGCTGCTGGCGTGACCACCAGCCGGGCAATAAAAAAGGGCGCCTGTGTGCCCTTTTCCTGCTGTCCTGTTACACCTTTCTGAGCTTATGTGCGCGCTCCACCAGCTGCTTCAGGGTATGACCGCCGCGGCTACCAAACTCATTGGCGTAGCGCGCGCGCATTTCCGGCACGGTCAGCAAATCGTTGTCGCCGGCCGCTGTTTTCATGGTTAACAGTTCACGATCCATCGCGTTCAGTTCAGCCACCGCTTCTGCGCCGGCTTTAATCTTCTCACGCGCTTTCTGCGCCTGCTCCTGCGTGTCAGAGCGCAGCATCAGCGCCTCGCTGCGCTTTCTAAACAGGCGTTCGCGCTGGTAGATAGCCGTTTCAAGGATGTAAACCTGCTTGTGCCGGAGCTTGGCGGCTTCCACGTCGTCCATCAGGAAAACGGTGGCAGACGGCAGCACGGCGCACGGCAGCGGCGTTAACTCGTCAAATACGGACACGGTACCGCTGGAGGGGTTCAGGTTTATCGTGAAATCCGCTTTCGGGTTCATGTGCTCGCTGTAAACCAGCATGCCGTGCGCGCCGTAGCGGTAGTTGTCGAGGTTTCTTTCATCATTCGGGCCGTCAAACCGCGCCATAACCTGCGTGTCGATGTAGTTGCTCATGCGCAGGCGGTAAAGCGCCCCTTCCGGTGCGTTTTCAAAGGCCTTCATTTCCTCTTTCAGGGAAAGAATAGCGCCGGCGGCAAACGGAACCTTATCCAGCTTGCGCAGCTGCTGGTGGTAGCGGTTCAGGATGCTTTCGCGGGTGGCTTTGCCCGATGACGTGCCGGGAAAGCGGGTTACGGTTACCTTGCGCGGGCTGACCATGATCGTCGGCACCGGCGAATAACACGAAATATGGACGGCCAGCGTTTTGGCCTTGGTCTCTGCGCGCTTGGCGTCCGCCAGGTCTGCGAAGCGCTGCCATTCGGCGATCAGGTGCTGTGCGCGGTCCAGCATCTTTTTATCGCTGGTGAAGGCGATCGGACGCGAACTCTCGCCGTTGGCGTTGTCCTCTGTGTACACGGTAATAGGTGTAATGAGGCTGAACCATTCACGCTGAACCTGCAAAAAATGTTTATAGCTTTGTTCAAATTCTACGTCGCTAAACTTAGGCATAATGTGTTCCGAAAATTTTTAAGGCGGCAGCTGTGCAGTCTCTCTGGACTTAATGAGCGGAAATATAGACGGGGAAAGAAACACTGTAAAACGATAACTTCTTAGAAATCCCTATATTAAGAATGGTCCGTATTTTTTGACCTTATAAAATATCTGTAAGTCTGCGCGTCTGTCACAGGTGTTGTCGCCGGCGTTACGCTTTATGTTACCTGCGATGTTACGGGGTGTAACTATAACCCAGAGCAACAAATCAGACTGCCAGATGATCATATATGAAGGCCTGCTCTCAATCACGCGGAAAACCACCCGGATTCTAAATTTTACACTTTTCTGACACACAAGCGGGCGTCCTGCCTGTTTTTAGATGTTATATGAAACTTTAAATAATAAACATTATATAAAGTTTGATGCCTTTCATGTATGCTTGATCAGTAGTTGGATGATCAAATGATCAGTTGGTGCAAATCGTGGCATTCTGTACGGATTATGAGCAATCCGCCCGCGTACCATCGTCAGGCGTCGCTACGTGAAATCTGGCGTGCAGCCCCCCTGACGTTTTGATAACTTTTGCGTAGCGTCGTCGCGCTGTTTTTAAGGGACGTATATAAGTGAAAGATTTGGCAGAAATTAAAAGCAGCGTTATTCCGGCGGAATTAACCACGCTGACGCCGCAGGACGTCGCAAATAACCTGCGCCGCTTTATTGCCGATAAGGCCGCATATTCTGAGAACACTTTCCGCGATCTGCTTTCGGTGATCCGCCGATGGGCGACGTGGTGTAACGCGCGCGGCCTGACGTATCTGCCAATAGATCCGGAGCTGGCCCGCATCTACTTTCTTTCTATGTCGGAAAGCGGGCTTGCATCGAGCACCATCGAAAAGCACTACGCCATGATGAACATGCTGTGCAAGCAGTGCGGCCTGCCGCAGCTGCTGCTGAACGTGGACGTGCAGCGCGCCATGAAGCGCATAAAGCGTGAAGCGGTAGTCAGCGGTGAGCGCACTGGCCAGGCGATCCCGTTCCGGCTTCCGGATCTGCAGCTGCTGTCGCACATCATGGGCCGGTCCGACAAACTCACCGACATGCGCAACCTGGCGTTCCTGTACCTGGCCTACAACACCCTGTGCCGTATGTCTGAACTGAGCCGCATCCGGGTGCGCGATCTTGATATCGATGAAAGCGGCCATGTGATCGTTAACCTGACGCACACGAAAACGATGGTTACCGCCGCCGGCGTGATAAAGCACCTCAGTAAAGCCGCCGCCGCGCATCTTCTGCGCTGGCTGGACGTGTCCGGGCTGATTAACTGTCCTGACGCCGTAATTTTCGGTCCCGTACGCCACAACAACACCGCCGGCATATCTGAAAAGCCCATGAGCGCGCCGGCCACGGAGAAAATTTTCAAAGACGCCTGGGATTTGCTGGGAAAAGAACCGGTAAAAGACAATAAAGGCCGCTATTCCAAATGGTCCGGCCACAGCGCGCGCGTGGGCGCGGCTATGGACATGGCGGAGCGTGACGCGACCATCACGCAGATCATGCAGGAAGGCACCTGGAGTGACCCGAAAACCGTTATGCGCTACCTGCGCCGCTCGGAAAGCCAGAAAGGCAAAATGTCGGGGATTCTGGATGGAGAATAGCTCGTAAAAATATACACATAATTCTAAATAAAATACCGTTGTAACCTGACATTTTTTAGCCCACAATTCAGGCCGTCCCGCTCCTGCGATTAACGATGGCCACACAACAGATATTGCTGCAACGCACCTTTCACATTGACGCCCACCAGCTGAGCTTTGCCGCCATTATGCGCGGCGGAGTTGTGCTGGTGGAGTTTGGTGTCAGCACCCTGTCAGAAGCCGCACCGATTCTTACCCTCGATAAGCCCTGGAGCGACCGACACAGCGCCTGCTACTACGTTTCCAACATCACCGATCGCGCCGCAAATAAACTACTGGAGAGGAATTTGCCGGTTTTGTCGGGCTGGTGGATGACGCATTCAGCCAGCAGGGTAAACACACGTTCAGCAGCCGCCAGCGGCTTTTTGCGGGGCAATAATGTCTGTTACGGGCAACGTCGTTAACTTCTTCGTCGCAGTGGCCACCGCGCACGACGTCTCAAATCCAATCGGCACCTATTCCAACGGCTCCTATGTTGACTCCTGCACCGGGCATTACTGGGGCGAGGAGATATTCAGGCACCCTAAAACCATTGCCACCTTGGCGAAATACGGCGCGATTGAGTACGTCCGCTGCCCGGACCGGGGCGAGACAATCCGCTTTGAGGACCGGCGCGAGGTGCTGAGCGAGTTTGCCCGCGGGTACAGCGACGCAGAGGACGGCTTATGCACTGAGGAAGGGGCGATTGATTCCGCCGTTCCGCATGCCTACCTGTCAGGCGCGCAGCACTGCCGCAAGCGCATCAGGCTGGGCGGCATGGCGTACAGACTGGATCAGGGGCGCGTGTGTCATGGCGTGGTGTGTGCTGATACGGGCGAAAAGTGGACGCAGGACTAAAGAAAAAGGGAGCCATCGCTGGCTCCCTTATTCCGTTCAATCAGGCTTATTCATTAACCATTGGACGTGGACTTCTAAATAAACCACTGGCGAGGATAACAGAATTTTGAGCAGACTTTTAACTAAATTAGGCATCTTCCGTGCCAGATATCCGGAAACCGCTTCCGCTATCCTGGCGCTGCTGACCGAAAGGCCGTCCGCGCTGCGCCGGGGCATTACTGCCGCTCTGCCCGCAGACACGTCCGCCAGCGCTATCCGCGAGTCTCTGGCCGACCTGATGGAGATTGGCCTGGTCAGACTGTCGCCGGAGAAAAGCTACCGCCTGGCACGGCCCGTGAAGTTCATCGCGTCCCTTACGCCTCTGCGTATGTCGAAGATGGAAAACAACATTCTCGCCCTTCTCAACCAGAAAAACATCATTACGGCTTCAGACGTATTCAACGAGTACGGCGTGATCCGCGCACAGTTTCTTAAACCCGTCCGCCGCCTGATTGAGCGCGGGCTGGTGGAATTTCACGACGTCCCGCTTGCGCCTCACTCAACAAGCTATCGCCGTCACTACACCTATAAACACCCGGAGTAAGCCATGCCTGAAGTAAAGATTAAACGCCTCACCCCTGATGCCGTCCTGCCTTTCCGTGGCTCAAAAGGCGCTGCAGCATGGGATATCACCGCGCTGGACGTGAAACTTAACGTTGTGCAGACGCAGGGCGGCGTCCGCCAGCCGCGCGCGTGGTGGATCACCACCGGTCTGGCCGTGGAGATCCCCGAAGGCTACTGCATGAAGATTTATGCGCGTTCCGGGCTGGGTACGGCTAACTTCCTGCGCCCGGCTAACTGCGTGGCCATCATCGACAGCGACTACCGCGGCGAGATTAAGCTGCGCATGATTGCCGATGAAGGCGGCACGTTTATCGAGCCCAAAGCAGGCATGGTTATTGCGCAGGCCGTGATTGAGAAGGTAGAGCCGGTCACCTGGACAGAAGTCGATGAACTGTCCGAAACCGATCGCGGCGAAAGCGGCTTTGGCTCCACCACGCCGGCCGAAACCGATCCGACCCCTGCCGCCGATACCGCACCGGCAGACGATGCCACCGTAGCGGACTCGCCGGAGCCTGCGCCTATTGACGTGCCGGTCACCTCAACGGAAGAAAACCCGCAGGCGGACACTGAGGCGGCTGACGAGACCACCAGCGCCAAAACCACCACAACCACCAAAAAAACCACCAGCAAATAAGGCCTGACCATGACTAAATACATTATCAGCGGCACTACCAGCATCGAACTCAACGATAAAGGCGAGATCAGCCCTGCTGACCTGGAGAAAGCGCTGGTGGCTTCACTGGGTTTTCAGCCCCGCCAGGTGGAAGGCATTACCGTCTGGAGCAATGAAGATGAGTCTTACTGGCTGGCACATGAGCAGCCGCTGCCGGCGGACGGCGAAGAACGCGAAGAAGCGGTTAAAGCGATCAGCGAGAAAACGGGCGCCCGCCTGCTGATGCCGTCAATGGATCACGCCTTTGCACAACACCTCATGCGACAGCTGCCGATGAACATCACCGGTGAGGCGTTTGTGGCAGGCTCGCTGGCGGGACAGTGGCGCGTGGAAAGCGTGACCCGCTATAACCCGTATAACGTGAACGCGAACGGCCTGCTGACGAACAAAGAGCAGCCGGTCAGCTATACGGCGCAGTCGCTGCCGCTGGCGGTTAGCATGCTGTTCCTCAGCGTGCTGGGAGTCGGCCAGCGTGCCTATGTGTTTATCCCGGACAGTGCTGAAGCCGAAGGGCATCTGATCTATCTTACGGCGGAGAACGAAAAAGGCATGCTGGAGCTGCTGCCTGAGACCAGCCTTTTCCGCATGGAAGGGCTTGATAAGTACGCCGTAGTGGGTATGGAGCAGGATCTGGTTAAAGAGGCGATTGAAAAGGCGCAGCTGCTGCGCACTATCGCGCTGGCGAAGGTAAAAACTGACGCTCCACAGCCTGAGCCGGAGCTAGTGGCCGCAGCGTCAGAGACTGCGCCGGCGGCAACGGAGTAAGCGCCGGTAATTCTGGTCAGCCTCTGGCGTAAACATGACGGGATACGGGGGTGATAAAACCACCTATATTTCTAAATAATATGCAGTTGAGCAAGTTTATTTATGCCCTGTCAGTCTGACAAAAGCTCCGTTACAGGGGCTTTTTTTATTGCTCCGGGTGCGCCGGCGATTACTGAACATGCTCACTACAGCTTATATACTGATTACAGTGAATGTTGCTGCCCCCGCGCAGCCGCTCAATTTCTGCCCGCAGCGAGTCCCGCTCTTTTTTCGTGTCCACCAGCCGCTGAGCGAGCATCATCAGGCCATTGTGGTGCGCATACTCCGCCAGTTGAGCCTCCGCTTTATCCAGCTTTGACTGCTGTTCTGCCCATTGCTGCGCGTGCTGGCGCGTCACGGCGTCGATAAATGCCGCTGCTGCAGCGTCAGGATCGCCCTCAAACGTCACCGCTCCGTTATTCACTGTAAGCCGCGCCCGCGTGCCGTCATGGGCGTTTAACGTCACCACCAGCGGCACCGGGGCAAGCGGAAATGATAAGGCGGCACTCTGCATAACGTAGAGCGCATCACCGGCAGACACGATCGGAGCGGGTGTAAGGGTATCGTTTTTCATGCTGGTGGCCTCTGAATGAATATGCGGCCAGGGTAAGCGGTTTGTGATTTAAACCATGAGCATTATCGCAGTTATCTGAATTGACTGGCTTTATACTACCCATACTCACTGTAACGGCGTATGGTAGCCGCGAGTGAGATAAAACCTCCGCTTGAATGACTTAACCCGCTCTGGCGGGTTTTTTTACGCCTGCTGGCTGAAGCGTGCCGTTTCGACTACTCTTTAAATCAGCTTCCAAAAATAATGATGGACACCTACTCAATTGGCCCGCTCCTGCGGGTCATTTTTGCGACCGGTGGGCGCGGGAGCAGCGCTGCTGCAGCTGAACGATTTACGGTTTTGTACAGAGAATATTCTTAATTTAAGACTAACCTTTCCCGTGTAATATGCCGTTGCGCTTGCAGGTTACGCCCTGCAGGTGTGCTACGAGACTTTCCCCTTTTGATTCGCCTGGCCCGCCCCGCGCGGGCAGTTTTTTTACGCCAGCCCGCGTCCGCCCGAGGTAATTATCCGCGCCGGCACGTTCCACCAGCGCCAGCCACATCTGGAATTAACATCACGCCAGTCATTATCACCGCTGTCATCGCTATTTGTGCTGGAAAAACAATCACTTTCCCTTTCTGCGGCTTCGCCTATGCTGGCTGTTCATAAGTCCACGTCAGAGGGAATGACCATGTTTATTATGCCCGCATCCTACAGTGCAGAATCAGTACAGCAGTTGCATGAAATTATCGACACGCTCACCCTGAATGGTGTGCGCTGTCACGTCATCTACAACAGTGCGGCACCCGGCGCCGCGGTCATTGAGATGGACGTCACGCAGACGGACAGCGGGACATGCTACCGTACGCTGGCGGTGCTGGAACTGGAGCGCGTGAGCGGCATAAACACCCTGCTGCGCATTAAATCATTCCGGGCCGATCCAGACGGGGCGCAGTCAGGGGCTGGCTTAGTAGAGCCTGCAAGTCTGGCTAAAGCGCTTTATGAGGCGCTAACGGTGAAGAAACACGTCACGCTTGTGGGATTGTGAGGCAGTAGAAAGCCCGCAGGGTGCGGGTTGTTTAAATTTCAGGAGCAATACGTGTTGTCAGTTAAAGCAGTAGTGAAGATCGCTATGCTGGTGGTTGTGGGTACCCAAGTTACGGGCTGCACGGCGTTACACCCTTCTGATTGTCATAAGACAACGGCATTAGGCGGCTGTGGTTCCGGCACCTGGGATGACCAGGATGAATGGGGCGTGCAGGCGCGTGCAATCAGGAACGTCATTAACGCTAACATTGCCGATCCGCAAAAGTGGAAAGGGAAATATTGCCGGGTGCATCTGGAATTTAAGCAGGACGGCACGGTCACAAGCGTCAGAACCAGTGAAGGCAATACGGCCTATTGCCAAGCGTTAAAATCAGCAGTCCGTCAGGCCACCTTCCCCGCTTTTAGTAATACGGCGGTATATCGTGATTTTGAAAAATCCCGCTTTGAGATGAAAGGATAGTTCTTCAATAGTGGGATTGTAAGGCAGGAAAAAGCCCGCTTGATGCGGGCTATTTAGATTAATGATTGTGTGTGGCCGCTGCTTCCAGCGCGCTGACCTTCCTCATGAATGAATCGGTCTCTGACATATCCACGATCACCTCTCCGCAGGCCAGGCAATGACTCCCTTTTACATCCTTTACAATGTCATCCGGGTTGCCCGTATTCAGCTGGACGTCGCGCGTGTCGTAAATAAAAGCCTCTGCACCGCATGTCGGACATTTCATCGCTTACTCCTTTGTTGAGCCTGTCCACTAAGTATAGCTGACAGACCTGAAGCCATGCGGCAGACGGGTTGCGGGAGGGCGGGATTTCAGAAGGGTAAAAAGCCCGCTGAATACGGGCTTATATTGTTGAACTGACTCTTAAAACGGTATTAAAAGCGTATCTCATTAAGCAGTTCAGGATGGGAATCCAGAACGCGCAGTAGCTTAATCGTAGACCGTGGCGCTTTTGCTTTTCCATTCTCATAGCGGCTAAAAGCGTTAACGCCTCCGCCAAAAATTTCACTGGCTTCACGTTGTGACAACTCCAGTTTTGAGCGGACTTTAGCAATGTAAGCAGGCTCCGCTTCCTGAGTGTCTGGCGCAGCAGTAGTAGCATCAACCTCTTTGTCGAACTCCGCTGCTTTAGCCAGAAACTCGTCAGCCTGAGCAGGAGTCATAATGACTTCATTGCAATGCAGACAATGCTCGCCACTAACGCCTTTCAGCGTGGTTTTATGGCCTTTATAAACATAAGCCACGTCTTTTGCACCAACGAAAAACTCATTGTTACCGCAAGCGATGCATCTCATGTTATTTCTCCTTAAACGAGACGATTAACACGTCATCTTGAATGATTAACTTTATGTATAACTGCACACCGTTAGCCAGAATAAGTCGATAAACTTCGTGCCAGAGCTTGTGGTTATAGTCGTCAGTCATGGCTTTATAAAAGTCTGTGGGTTTCAGTGCCAGAATATGATTAGCCAGCGTCTGTGACGTTACCTGACTTCCCAGCACTGACTTAGCTGTGGTTAAAGCCGTCATAGTTGTCCGATACTTTTGAGCTGTAACCATTGCTTTAATTACAGCCAGATTGGTGTGCGGTGTTTTCTTCTCCATCCTCAGCCTTCCGTGGTTATCTTGCAAACACAATATAACCTATGAGGTTATGCTTGACAACAAAAAATAACTCATTAGGTTATTTACAGACAAGCATCTGGTTTTATGCGCCAACAAAAAACCCGCTCTAGGCGGGTTGTTATTACGGAACACTGGCATAAACGCTTTTGTTTATGCGGCGTCGCTTGCGGTACGGAGCGCTTTCTCTCTGCGCCGGCGCGCTATCTTCTGGCCGACTGGCTCAATGTAGCGGTAGCTGAGCCAGCCCATCAGCAGCGCCAGCAGGACGTTGCATACGAAGAACGCCATACCCTGATCCGTGAAGGATTTCGATAACCGGTCTTTGGTCACAATGTGAATCAGGTAGACGGAGAAAGAGATATCCCCCAGGAATACCAGCCAGCGCGGCGTGATGCGTCCTAACCAGCTGTCGTTTAACGCCACAGCGGCCAGCAGCAGCGCCAGCACGGTCCCGGACGCCATCAGGCCATGCCCGATATGCTGATAGCTGATAATGTGCTGCACAAACAGGACAATCGCTGCCAGCAGGAACGGCATACGGATTGCCGCCGGCAGACGCGCCATGTACGGATAGACCAGGCCAATCAGCATGCCTGCAGCGAACTGCCAGATAATCGGGTTAGTCATCAGGTTAATGTAGGCGTAACCCATATCGTAGCCATGCACCAGCAGCGTCGGCTGGTGGCCTGCTGCCATTGGTACCGCCACCAGCAACGCGCCCAGCATTGCGGCCAGCGCTACCCAGCGTGCGCGCACCAGCAGGCATACAGCCATCATCAGGTAAAACAGAAACTCATAGTTGAGCGTCCAGCGCACGCCCATAAACCCGCTGTCGTCCACGTAAAACGGCGCGTGCTGCGGCAGGTAGACGGAGAGCGTCGCCGCGCTAATCAGCGCCTGAGTCTTATCCGCATAGTGGAACGTCGCCATAGCGCCGCTTAACAGGAAGTTGATCAGCAGCAGGATGAAATAGGCGGGCAGCAGGCGCAGCGCGCGACGTTTCAGGAAGTCACCCGCTGCGGCGAACCCTGTACCCATGCGCGACACGGAGAGCGTGATAACAAAGCCGCTGAGGATGAAAAACAGATCCACGCCAATAGCACCGGTTGAAAGCACTTTGGTTAACGCCGGATAGTGCGATTTGATCTGATAGCGAAAATGAAAAGTTACGACGGCAAGGCAGGCAAGCCCGCGCAGCGCCTGAATAGATTTGAGCTGTTGTGTCATGAGTCCGTATGAAAATCGTCTGTAAAGCGTAAAGAGGGGGGGCATTCTAGGAGTGGTGGCGGCTGAGGGCAACCGCCAGACAGGCGCGGGGAACGCCTGCTTTAAGTGGATCTGTTATTCCTGCGCGCTGGTGGCCCCGGTGGTGAACGGAATTGCCCGCTTCTCCACCAGCTGCGCCAGAGAGAGACGCAGAAAAGCGGCCATCGACAGCCCGTGCTGTGCCAGTACGGCCTCTGCCTCAGCCTTAATCTGCGGATCGATCCGCGCTGTTACTTCAACCTTACTGCTCAT